AGCTTGGCCGGGACATGTGGGACGAAATCTCAGAGCCCAAGAACTACGAGACTATCCCGTACCCTTGGGAGTCCCTGAACAAGAAGACGTACGGTATTCGCCTGTCTGAGTTGGTTATTGTCACTGCCCAAACTGGCATTGGCAAAACGTCACTGCTCAAGGAAATCGAACACCACATTCTTCAGGTTTCTGACAAAGGCTTGGGCCTTCTTCACCTCGAAGAACCCAACAGCGACACGGCGGTGGGCCTCATGTCCATCACAGCTAACAAGCCTTTGCATCTTCCCGACGTTCGTGAACACGTAACCAAGGAAGAACTTCGGGAGTACTTCGACAAAACCATCAACCATGATCGGGTCGTTATATGGGATCACTTTGGTTCTAACAGCATCCACGAAGTGCTTGCCAAGATTCGTCACATGGCGAACTTGGGCTGTAAATACATCGTTCTTGATCACCTTTCAATCGTTGTGTCTGACCAGTCGGGTGACGAACGCAAGGAGCTTGACGAGATTTCCACCAAGCTCAAGACTCTCTGCATGGAACTAAACATCGCAGTCATTGCTGTCATCCATCAAAACCGCAATGATCAGATTCGTGGTTCTGCTGGTGTTGAGCAGCTTGCCAACATGGTCATTAAGCTTCACCGTGACAAGGAAGACCCAGACGAATGGCGACGTAACGTAACCAAGGTTGTTATCCAGAAGAACCGCTTTTCCGGGATCACGGGCCCCGGTGCGTACTTGTTTTACAACCCAGTCACAGGCCGGCTTGACGAGCTGACCGACGTAGAAGCCCGAGCCTTTGAACAAGGAGGTTCACTTGGAGTAGTGGAAAGCTTCTAATGTATCTCACACCCACAGACAAACATTGGATTATAGACATTGAAACAGACGATCTCAACGCTACAAAAGTTTGGTGCATCGTTGCAGAAAATGCCGTTACTGACGAAGTTGTCGTATTTGGTCCTGACTCTAATGCTGCTTTTGTACGGTGGTCTAGCGATCCTGACCGGGTATTCGTTGGCCACAATGTTGTAAGCTTTGATGTTCCTACTTGCAACCGTCTTCTTGGTTCTAATATCCCCCGCAATCGTCTTGTCGATACTCTTGTCCTATCTTATCTTTACAATCCAAAACTGGTTGGTGGGCACTCGCTCGAATCGTGGGGACAACGACTAAGGGAACCAAAGATTGACTTCAATGACTACAGCCGGTTCAGCCAAGAAATGCTGGACTACTGTAAGCAGGACGTCAAACTAACTAAGAAGCTCTTTCACAAGCTGGCAGAGCGAATGCGACAGTTCAAGTTCACAGAAAAATCCTGTGAGATTGAGCACAACATCCGCGCTGTCGTCGACAAACAACAGAAAACAGGATTCTACTTTAACGTACCCCATGCTCAAAAATTACGCGATGATCTACTGGCTAAGGCCGAACAACTTCGAGAGTCTATTCATCAACTTTTCCCACCTGAACTTGTGGAACAAGCTGTCTACGATTATAAAGTTAAGAAAGACGGGACGCCTTACGAATCATTCTACCGTCACCTAAAGACTTATGATCGTGTTGTCATGAAAGGTGACACGTACAGTGTGTCTAACTGGCAAGACTTCAACATCAATTCGCCTCCACAACGAATTGAGCGGTTGACGTCCCTTGGTTGGAAGCCCGAAAAGTTTACCAAGGCCGGTAACCCACAAGTAGACGAAGAGTCTTTGCTTGCTTTTTACGAACAACGAAAGCTCCCAGAGATTAAAGCCATTGCTGATTACCTTGTTCTCACAGGACGAGCGTCTATGATTGGTACGTGGCTAAACAACGTAGGTGAAGACAGCCGTATTCATGGCACTGTAATGACCTGTGGTGCCGCAACCCGGCGCATGACACACAGTTCACCCAACAGTGCGAACATCCCTAAGGCAAAGGAGAAGGTGCCGTATGGCAAAGAGTGTAGGCAGCTTTGGACCGTACAAGATCACGTCACAAGACGGCTTGTTGGTTACGACGCTAAGGGGTTGGAAATGCGGATGTTTGCACATTACCTTGACAACCCAGAAGCCGCTGAGTTGTACATCAACGGTGACCCACACCAAGTTAACGCTGACCTTATCGGCATTGACCGGGACCCCGTCAAGAACGTATTCTACGCTTTTCTTTACGGTGCTCAAGACCCCAAGCTGGGTTGGACGGCTGACACAAGCCTTGTCAAGAAAGCAGACCAACGCCGCCGTGGTGCCGAAGTCCGCGAACTGTTGATTGCAAAAACCCCCGGCCTTGAAAACCTAGTGAAACAGGTCAAAGCCGAGGGTGAATACATCAGGTGCATTGACGGTGGCTTGGTCCGATGTGAAATGGAACACGCCCGGATCAACTACAAGCTTCAGTCTGCTGGTGCTATTGTCATGAAGCAAGCCAGCATCTACCTAGACGAGCGTATCAGTCACAATGGCTACGATGCTTGGAAGGTTGGCGACATCCACGACGAAGGTCAGCTTGACTGTCATGTGTCTTGTGCTGACGAAGTGGGCCGGCTTGCAACCCAGTGTTTGATTGACGCTGGTGAAGAACTTAACTTCCGTGTTCCAATTGAAGGAGATTACAAAGTCGGGCTAACGTGGGCTGATACCCACTAGGTTTACCCCCTGTTAAGAGATTATAACCCGGAAAGCAGAAAATGTCAAGTGAACAAAATCTAACAGTCGAAAATGGCAACCCCATTGCAGGCTTTAATCAAGGCCGTAACGGTGGCACCCCAGACGCTGACGCAGACTACGACCGTTACTACAACAAGGGTCTAGCACTGGTTACAGGAGCACCACAGCGCGAGGTGTACAACACAGTGTACGGGCAGCTTGTCCTTAACGGCTGCCACCCTAGGACTGCTATGAACGCAGCTCTGATTGGGCTTGGTATTGATCCACAAGCTGATCAATTCCTTGTTGAAGAAAATGGTGTGTCAAAAGAAATTTAGTGTTGACATAAACCACAGTTGTGATACTATAGAAGTGTAGATAGCTACTCAAGGAGATTAAACTACATGCCGATGTTTCAAGGCCCGATTGCGTGGGCCAAGCTTGGTAAGCCCCAACCCGGTTACACCAAGTCCCAACTAGAATGGTCATTTGACGTTGGCCTCGACAAGAATGCTCTTAAGGCTCTTGCCGACGCTGGTGTGACCATCAAGAAGTACGTCAAGCCCGGTATCAATCCCCAAACCGGCAAGGAACACGTCCTTGGCACGGACCACCTGAAGTTCAGCCGTAAGGAAATCAAGGCTGACGGGACCCCGGCTCAGCGCATCCGAGTTGTAGACCGTAAGGGTAACCCCTTTGACACAGAAAACACCAAGATTGGTAACGGTTCTATTGTGAACGTTAAGTTTGCAGTTAACGAAACCCAGAACGGTGACATGAAGCCTGCTGTTGTAGCCCTTCAAATCTGGGAGCTGGTCGAGTACGAAGGCGGGGAAAACTTCCCGACCGACGACAAGTGGTAAATTAACTTCCTGAGCCACGGGTGGTCTAACCGCTGCCCGTGGTTCCTTTTAAAGGGACTACATGAAATTCAAAGTTAAGTTCTTGCAAGACGTCTCGTACCGAGAAACTTGCGACGCCGTGGTTGAAGCAAACACACGAGAGCAGGCCATACAAGAAATCTTTAAACGAAATTTCACTCACTACATGGTGGTGCAAAGGGTAGGTGAACCCCCAAAACTTATTGAGGAGTACTTCCTTGAGCTATCCCAAGTCGATTGAGACACTAGTTGATGATATTTACAGCCTGTTTGATGGTCATACAGCAGACCCTGTACGAGCTGCGGCGTTTGGGCAAGCAGTTGCAGACATCGTTGTCCAGCGCCTAGCTGAAACCGAACGCAAGTTCACACTCCGAATGTCAGCCGTTGGTAAGCCAGACCGCAAGCTTTGGTACGAAGCCAATGCAACTGACAAAGAAAAACTTCCCCCAAACGTCAGGATGAAGTTCCTTTACGGTGACATTCTTGAATGCCTTCTTCTGTTCCTTGCTACAGAAGCCGGTCACACCGTAGAGAATCAGCAAGGTGTAGTTGAAGTCAACGGTATCCTAGGCCACCTAGACGGAGTCATTGACGGCGCTCTGGTAGACGTTAAGTCAGCGTCAACCCACTCTTTCCGTAAGTTCAAAGAGGGTAACTTGGCTGACGACGACCCCTTTGGGTACATGGAACAACTCGCCGGATACAACGAAGGCGTCAAGGCAGATCGAGTGGGCTTCCTCGTTATCGACAAAACCCTTGGCCACATTGTGTTCAACGAAATTCCTGTTGACGATCTTAAAGCTCTAAATGTCCCTGAGCGTATTGAGCATTTGAAGGGGGTGGTGGCAAGCCCAGACATCCCCGACCAGTGCTATGATCCCGTCCCAGACGGTGAGTCGGGTAACATGCGACTAAACACCAACTGCTCGTACTGTGACTTTAAGTTCGACTGTTGGAAGGACGCCAACAATGGTATTGGGCTTCGGACCTTCCTATACAGCAAAGGTCCCACGCACTTTACCCACATTGAAAAAGAACCCCGCGTAATGGAAATTACGTTTTAATAAGAGAAGGTAAACAATGACTGACAATATTCGCAATTTTCCGCGCCAAGAAGAACCTAAGATGCCGCCCAACTTTAAGTACCAAGTTGAGCTGAACTCGGGAGTACCCGGTGTTACAAAGTCACTAGTGTTTGAAGGCTTCCTTACCGTGATGGGTGACTTTTACTTCATTGGTCGTGGGCTCCCTGACGGCGAAGTAACTTGGGTGTTCTCCGCCCCCAAGGAAGCGGTTGTCTCTGTGTACCGCATTGACGGTCAAATCTTGACTCACGATGCCTAATTTCAAAAGCGGCTTTGAGCGCACACTGGCTACTCAGCTAAAGCGGGCCAACGCCAAATTTGAATACGAACCCATTAAGATCGCTTACACAATCAAGCATACGTACAGTCCAGACTTTGTTTTAGACAACGGTATCATGATTGAAGCCAAAGGATATTTCAGGCCGGGGGACATCGCCAAAATGCGGGCGGTAAAAGAACAAAACCCAGACTTGGATATCCGGTTCGTGTTCATGGACGCAGACAAGAAAATCTCACGACAAAAAACAACTCACGGGCAATGGGCTGAACGCCACGGGTTCCCGTTTGCATCAGGTTTGATCCCTGAAGAATGGATGAAGAATGGACGCTAAACTTAATCGAATCTCTGA